CACTTCTGCAGGTACAGTTTCACTTTCTGTAACTACTCCGGCAGCACCTACTTTAGCAGTTGTAGTAGTTACAACTGTAGTTCCTGTAGTTGTACTCGTAGTAGCTTCAGATTGTGTTTCTGGTCTATTATCATCTCGTGCAGGATCAGGAACATATACTCGAAGTCCTTGATGCCTTGGCAACCTAATTGCGCCATCAGGCTGTTGAGTATATTCATTTGCTGTACTAGCCCATCTAGTTCCAAAGTCTTCACGTAACTCATCGTAATAATCAAGTAATGGCATTATATCAGCAGTATTATTTCTATTCCCAGCGCCAAAACTTACATGTTTTACTACCCAATAATTTTTATTGTTAGGATGGAGTACATCTTCGCCTTCATTGTCAATTACTATAACTAATCCAGATTGTCCTTGGCTTATAAATATTTCAGATCCAAATTCATACAGATCGTCAACATTTTGAAAACAAAGTTGTCCGAGACTATTTCTCCACGGTGCACGTGTATCTGCTTCAACTGTGTTTTCTTGATCTAATTTTCCTGCTGATTCTTCCGGCAAGCCTACATCATCGTCATCATCTGCCATTATATTATCCTAATAAACTTCTAACTCTTGCGGTTGCTGCGTCTGTTGCAGCAGAAACTCCTTGATTTGCAGCAGTATTTACGGCACTACTAGCTCTTGATGCTGCGCTATTGACTGCTGCTCCAACACCGCCAAATGCATCTAATGGATTTGCTCCGCCAATTGCTTCTCCTACGCCGCCAAATGCATCTAATGGATTTGCTATACGGGGTATGATCTTAGTTAAATCTGGTACTGCTGCTATTCCAAAATCAACGCCCTTTACTGCTTGAGAAAATTGATCTCCAATTCCGCCAAAGGCAGCAAGTTGGTCCGCTAGTTGATCAAACGGTGCCGATAGTTGTGCTGCTATATCTGCTCCAATTGCAGGATTTATTTTTCTAATGTCGTCGCGGGTAGGCGCTGGCATACAATCTGTGCTCGGTTGTCCACTTTGTCCTACTGTGCCATCTGACTGAACTGTTGCTGGACCAGTCTTAGTAGTATTATCAGGCAAAATTGATCCAGAATTTGTATGACTTGATTCGTCTTCTTGGCCTCTCAATCTAATCATTTTAAGTGTTTGAGTAAATTTGCCGCCGGAAAATTTACTAGTAGCTGCCCAAATTTGAAACAACCCGCTAAATCCTGGAACAACTAAAGGCATTTCCATAGTTGCACCTGTAACTTGATAATCAAAAGGAGATCTAAAATATACATTAGCAAATACAGGACCTGTCATATATGCCATTGTTCCGTCATCGGTTATTGTAGGCGACTTGCCGCGACGTGCTACATAATTTCCAGTTTCTTGCGGAATGAAATACGGATCTCCCATGATTTCCATTTCAGCTTGTACCATATCAACTGGTAATTTTGTAACAGTGTCGTGAAATATTTCAGCTATTTGTCGACGTACATCATTATTATGTCCGCCGCCGCGCAAGCCAATGTCTCCTGTGCCTAGTTCTGCTGGCGTATCATCGTTTGTTCCTGTGCCAGTTGGCAGAGCCGCTGAGGTACCTTTATCTCCAGTTTCTTGTGTAAGTGCTGTTGAGCCTGCATCTGGATCTCTGCCGGCGGCAGGAGTAGAGCCAAAATCAGAAGTTGCTGCTAGTAAAAATGATTGATTGAATGTAAGATCAAAATTTAAAACATCTTCGTTTTTGCCACTATAAATATAATTATATACTTTAGAAGCAGAGTTTTTAAGTCCTTGAATATTGCTTGATTTTCTATCGCCTGATATGTGAACTGCTTCAGGTACTTCATAAGGCATAATACTATACACATATATTTTTGGACGTCTACCTAATTGTGCTTCAGTTAACGGACTTTCACCTAAATAAACATGTGTATCAATTTTAAACCATTTGTTTAATCCATTTGTCGCGCCTTCAGTTGCTCGTTCAGCTGCATAAGTAGATTGTAAAACTAATTTTTCAATAACAGTAGTAATTTGTTCTCCTTGACTAAATTGAAAATCTCTTGCTTTATCAGCAGGCTGAGCTGCTATAGAAGCAGTATCAACTATTCCAGTTTCTGGATTAATTACCTGACTTGCATCTGCTTCAGCTGAGTTTCCTGGAGCATTAGTGTCTTCATTAAGTGTACTTAATCCTATTGCATTCATTAAATTGGTATCTTCGGCAAATGTTTTAAGTATTGCATAGATATTATTAGGAGGAGTAATAGTTATAACTGTTGGATTAAAAGCAGCTCGTAATGCTGGATTAGTTTCTGCTAAATTAAATCCAGCACGTTGTTCTTCTCTTTCTTCAGCAGTAGTAGTAAATGCACTATCCTGCACAACTTTAGATTTTAATGCATTTTGTATAGATGCACGGTCCTTAGGAAAACAAATTATATATCTATCATACGGAGCAAGTGTGCCGGCCTCTTCTAATGCTTCAATTTGACTATTAACTCCAGCAGACACTGATGTATCATTAGTTTCTAATACTTCGTGTAATCTTAGTCCTGTGGCTTTAACTGGATTTTTAATTTTATTAATATTATCGGCCAAACCAGTTTCGCTCATTGGAACTGCACTAACTTGGTAAACGCTTCCTTTTCCAGAAACATTAAAATCCATATTAATTATTTGTATAGGTATAAACATAGGTCGTAGAAGAAAGTTTGCATCAGTCTGACCGTCCAAATTCCATCCTACAAAATCAATTCTTATACAAAATGGTGCATGATTGAACCCCGAATATCCTGCTTCTTTTGCTGATCCTATAACTGCTTGTATAAAATTACCCATACTATATGGCTCAGTAATAGTGAAATTCATCGTTGCGCCAGGTGTAACTCGTGTGTTAGGATTTGGAGAAATTAGTGATTCAAATTCTATATCATCAATATAATATTCAGCGTGTTCACTTTTGCCAGCTCCAGTTTCATCAAAAACCTGGTATCGCTTTTCTGTGCCGCCGCTGCTTTGTACTATGAAATTTTTAAATCCAGTAGATCTATATATTTCAGGATTATTATATTCTGCTGCATCAAGCACACCTAGCGTAATTTTATAATTAAAACTATTATGATCTCTTAGTGGATTCGGTATTTTACTGTCTGAAGATTTGTCGTTAAATGAATTTGTAAATGTATTATCAATAAACTCTGCGCCGAAATCAGTTTTTCTAAGTTCGTCTAAATATTGTGATTGTATTAAAGATTCTGCTTCGCCGGTTATACCACTAAGCTCTGCTAATCCTCGTTCTACAATTTTTAAAGGATTATTTGCTAATCCTGTTAGTTCTTCAGCATTTGCAATTAAACCGCCTAATTTATTTTGTATTCCGCCTAGTAATTCATTGCCCAATGCACCAGTTGCTGCGCCTAATAATGCGCCTTTGGTGCTTCCTCCAGATAATGCAGTGTTTATTAATTTGCCTCCGAGGCCAGGCACTGCTGCACCAATACTGTTACTAACAGAACTTACTACTGCAGATTGTAGATTACTTTTTAAAGAGTTGGTTAAACTAAATCCTGGCATATTATATTCCTAAAGACGAGCGTAATGCTTTTGGATCTGGTAGGAAAATCTTAGTGCCAGCAACAAAATCAAACACAGGATCTTTCAGTAAATCTAAATTACGCTGTGCAAATACCCACCATAAATCCTTTCTACCATATATAATATGTGCTAATAAATCAGGACGATATGTATATTCAGACGTAATTGTAAATAAAATATCAGTAGTGCTAGATGGAACTGGGCGAGGTTTTAAGATATCTAAATATCCTCTTGGATTAATTGGTGTATTCAAGTACGGACTTAAATTATTATCTGCCATTATACAAATCCTTCATTGCCACCAACATGCTTTCCGGCTGCAAAGTCATTTAAACTAAATCCTGATTGCGAACGTCTTGCATATTGTGGCTGTAATGTAACTGTAATCGAACTTTGTGTAGGAACATAATTGGGCTGTCCATTTACTACAGCTTGTATATAATCTACATCTACAGGTAAATCTGTGGTAAAATTAGTAATTACAACTGGTATGTTATTTAAAACGTGTTTTCCGTATCCATTTAATCTACAAACGACTGGAGGATTACCTAAAGGATCGCTTGCGCCATAAAACATTTTAGTTGCAGTTCTTAAAAAATGTAAACAGGCAAGCCAATATCTTGCATCTGCTTCGTTTTCTTGATAAAACTCGCCGGTAATTGTTATTGCATCAACTTGACTACTTTCATATGCATTATATGCATAATTTGTGTGTGTAGGCTGTAGTTGAGAATAATTTGCACTATGACTTAATAATACTGTAGGATTGAATGGGAATACCATTTTATTTCCTGTGTCCCAAGCAGAGTTTGTATTTGCTAATCTTAATGGAGCAAGTATATCGGCGTTTGATCCTTCTCCTGATAATAAATCAGGCACACTAATACTAACACGCCAATCACCCGGAGTAGTTGAATTATTATTAACAGAATCGCTGATAATTGCTCTCGAAATTGTTCTATTATTAATCGACGAGCCAAAGCCGCCGGTTTCGTTAATAAAATTAGCAGCAAGTTTTCCTAAAGGGCCAAGGCCACCTAACTTTTGACTAATAGTGTCACCAATAGCACTCTTGACAGCACTCTTAGCATCACTCACAATGCTACTTAGAAAGTTTGATGCTGCTTTTTTAATGGTAAATTTTGCCATAATTTATTTTACTCCTACACTACTATTTAGTTGACAAAATTATGTGTGTATATTATAATTATTCTTCGGTTGACATTGATACAGTTAGCGTGTATAATATAAGTTAACTATAGGAGAGAATGATGCGTCCCAAGAATTATCTTAATAATAAAGACATACTTAAAGAAATACACAAATCAAAAAATAAGTTTAACAGTTATTTAGAACCAGAGTTTGGTCAATATGACATTATTTTATCTGATGTAAGTAAAATTAACCGGCTTACTGTTGCAGAAGCAAAGCGTAATAAAGCAAAGAAGATGTCATCTGCTGAATACGAGCGCCGTAAAGGTCTTGGTGAGAAGGTTAAACAAGCAGAGTGCGAAACACTTGCATCTGAAATTACAAAAGAAGAATTAATCTTCCGTGTAATGACATTTGAACACATTCCTGACGAGCCCGGGCGCAAAAAGAACCCTAAAACAGTTGCTGATACAAAAGTTAAACTTCCTTTTCCACCGTTTAAGCATTACAAGTACAATGACGAAGGTGAAATTATCCTAGTAGGCAAAAGCCACTGGGAAGGTGGCATGGACAATGGCAACTTTAATCACAAGCACGGCAAAGCAACAGACAACCTTGCTATGATGTGGCTAAAACTTGTCGATAGATATGCAACTCGAGGCAATGTACGTGGTTACACATACAATGACGAAATGAAAGGGCAGGCTATTTTACAACTTTCACAAATTGGACTACAGTTTGACGAATCTAAGTCAGATAATCCATTTGCATACTACACTGCTGCTGTTACTAATAGTTTTGTACGGGTTATTAACATAGAAAAACGTAATCAAAACATTAGAGATGATATTTTAGAGATGAACGACTTATCTCCTAGTTATACAAGACAGAATCAAGGCGAATGGGAAGCAAGTGTAAAGCGGAATGAAGAAGCACCGTTAACAGAATACACCGGAACCAAAAAATAGGTTGACAGGTGTCAATAATTACTATATACTTTAACAAGTAATATGGAGAACTAAACTTGTTTAAAAAAGCTGCGGTATTTACAGATATTCACTTTGGTTTGAAAGGCAATAGTCGTGTTCATAACGAAGATTGCGAAGAATTTATTGATTGGTACATCAAACAAGCACAGGATGCCGGTTGCGAGACTGGCATCTTCTGCGGTGACTGGCATCATAACAGAAATTCGCTTAATCTTACCACTATGGATGCAACAATTAGATGTATGGAAAAGCTAGGTGCTGCATTTGAGAAGTTTTACTTCTTTGATGGTAACCATGACTTGTATTATAAAGACAAACGTGATGTAAACAGCACTGCATTTGCTAAACATATTCCAGGTATTACATTTGTAGACGAAATTCTTATTGAAGATGACGTTGCACTTGTTCCTTGGCTGGTTGGAGACGAGTGGAAGAAGATGAGTGACATAAAAACAAAGTATTTGTTTGGTCACTTTGAACTTCCTAGCTTCTATATGAACGCTCTAGTGCGTATGCCAGATCACGGTGACTTAAAACCTGAGCATTTTAAGCATCAAGACTATGTTTTTAGCGGACACTTCCATAAAAGACAAAAACAAGGTGCTATTCACTATATCGGTAATGCGTTTCCACACAACTATGCTGATGTTGGTGACGATGACCGTGGTATGATGATACTTGACAAGGAAAATAACAAAGAGCCGGAGTTTATTAACTGGCCCAACTGTCCTAAGTACCGTACTGTAACACTTAGCAACCTAATTGACAACGCAGATACCTTTATTAAGAGTAAAATGTACTTGCGGGTAACATTAGACTTACCTATTAGTTATGAAGAAGCAAGTTTTATCAAAGAAACATTCATTACCCAATACAACTGTCGTGAAATTACACTAATACCACAAAAGCAGTTAGAAGAAATGAGTACTGAGCTTGATATTGCACAGTTCGAAAGCGTAGATCAAATTGTAAGCAATGAAATCTCAGAACTAGACACTACTAACTTTGATAAAAGTTTGTTGCTGCAAATATATAATGGACTAGAATCATAATATGATAAAGATTAAAGATCTTACCGTAAAAAACTTTATGAGTGTGGGCAATCAGACTCAAGCAGTAGACTTTGAAGGTGAACAACTAACACTTGTGCTAGGTGAGAACCTAGACCAAGGTGGTGACGACAGTGGATCACGCAATGGTACTGGTAAAACTACTATTATTAACGCATTGTCCTATGCATTGTACGGAAAAGCTCTTACAAACATTAGAGCAAACAACTTAATCAATAAAACTAACAGCAAAGGCATGTTAGTTACGCTACAGTTTGAAAAAGACAACAATCAATACCGTATTGAGCGAGGACGTGGGCCTAATTTCTTTAAATTCTACATCAACAACCAAGAAGCATTAGTAGACGAGTCGCAAGGTGACAGTAGACAAACACAAGACGATGTAAACACACTGTTAGGTATGAGTCATGACATGTTCAAGCACATTGTTGCACTGAATACCTATACAGAACCGTTCTTGAGTATGAGAGTTAACGATCAAAGACAGATTATCGAGCAGTTGTTGGGTATTACCATCCTTTCAGAGAAGGCTGATGCACTTAAAGAGCAAACTCGCCAGAGCAAAGATGCTATTACCGAAGAGACTCTAAAGATTAATGCTATTCAAACTGCGAACGAAAAGATTGAAGGTAGCATCGACGGACTCAAGCGCACACAACGTGCATGGATTGCTAAGAACAAGCAAGACCAAGACAAACTTGTTAGTGCAATTGATGAACTTGAACACCTAGACATCGAAACTGAACTCGACTCACATGAAAAATTGTCTAACTGGACTGAACACAACAATGCCATACTAGCACTTAGAAAAGAACTAGGTACACTCGAGCCTGCACTACTACGTGCTACTAAAAGTGTAGAGAAGGCAGAGAAAGAGATTGCTGAACTAGAAGATGCAACTTGTTATACATGTGGTCAAGAACTACATGCAGACAAGAAAGCAGAGATTGCTGAACGCAAAGGCAAAGAACTTGCTGATGCTGTGTCTTATCAGTCCGAAGTTGCTGATAAACTTGCAGGTGTGTTAAAAGCACTGGAAGAGATTGGTGATATCAACGGCAAGCCTACTACATTTTATGACGCAGCTAAAGAAGCATACGACCATAGAAACAATGTAGACAATTTGAAGAAGGCTCTTGAAGATAAGAAGATCGAAACTGATCCTTATGAAGCGCAGATTGTAGATCTAAGTGAAAGTGCGTTGCAAACTATTGATTGGTCAGTAGTAAACGAACTTACAAGTTATAAAGAGCATCAAGAGTTCTTGTTAAAACTATTAACAAACAAAGATAGTTTCATTCGTAAGAAGATTATTGATCAGAACCTAGCATATCTAAACAATAGACTTACATATTATCTTGACAAACTAGGATTACCGCATCAAGTGTTGTTCCAAAACGATTTGAACGTTGAAATTACTCAACTAGGACAAGACCTAGACTTCGATAACTTGAGTAGAGGAGAACGCAATAGATTAATCCTAGGATTAAGTTTTGCATTCCGTGATGTATGGGAAAGCTTGTATCAGAATATTAATTTACTGTTTATTGATGAACTTATAGACAGTGGCATGGATACTGCTGGTGTAGAAAATTCACTAAGTGTCCTTAAGAAGATGGCACGAGAGCGTAGCAAGAACATTTATCTTATCTCACACAAAGACGAATTGATTGGAAGAGTTAATCATGTGTTGCGTGTTGTAAAAGAAAATGGCTTTACAAGTTACGCAAATGACTTGGAGGTTGTAGAATGATAGAAGAAGATGATGCCCATGACTTGCTTGTAAAAGCATATCTAGCATATTTTTCAGCAAATGAAAAATTTGAACAGCGAAATAGTGTACGAACACATCGAACAGTTCGAAAATGTTTACGAGAAATTCGTACATTAGCAAAAGAACGTGCAGATGAAATACATATTCATCACACTACAACAAGAGAAACCAGAACTTAGGCATAAACAATTTAGGCACCGGTAAGTATACTCATGCAGTGGACTTACGAAGGTAAAACAATAGACACAATACCAGACGAGTATGAAGGCTTTGTTTATCTTATTACCAACACCACTACAGGTCAAAAATACATAGGCAAGAAACTAGCAAAATTTAAAACTACTAAGCCACCACTTAAAGGCAAGAAAAATAAAAGACGCGGCACAAAAGAATCAGACTGGAGAGATTATTATGGATCCAGTGATAGACTGAACGCAGACGTTGCAGCACTAGGCTCAGATAAGTTTACAAGAGAAATACTATACCTATGTAAAGGTAGGGGCGAAATGTCCTACATAGAGGCAAGAGAACAGTTTGATCGCAGAGTACTTGAAACAGATGAATACTATAATGGTATTATAAATGTTAGAGTCGGCGGATCAGACAAACTCAAACAGGCATTGCTAGAACATCACATACAGGCAAAACATTCCAACACATAAGGTTAGCGGGCCGGTTTAATAATACCGCTGTGGAAAAAGCTCTCGTATAGAAGCACACGTAACATATTGATCGACTACCCAGAGGTAGGAAGCCACCAAACAAATTGGGCTCACTGGTTGATATAGATTGTTTTGTTGGCAGTCGAAAAACACAACATAGTTCATAAAAACCCTTTAGCAATAGGAACGAAGCGGGGGAATATTGTTACATATAATGTACATTGTATATTATAAGCAACATAATGTCGACGGAGGACGGGAAAGGTCAGAGCCCATTGAACTTGTGTATAAAAAATTACCTCTTTCCAATGTCTCGGCTGTGCAGACTCACATGAAGTTGCCAAAAAAGACGACGGGGCTAGAAATAGTTCCGTCTGACTAAACAATCTACATGAAATTAATACTTTATTACATTCGTAATAAAGCAATATAATTATATATTAATCATTCACTTATACGAAGTATATGTAGTTTGAGCGTAAGCGATAACTTGTATTAACGAAGTTAATACACTAACTATTAAAAAATAATAAATACACTATAATTGATATTAAGGAATAATCACGATGAAGATCTCTGAGTTTACAGACAACAGTCACATTGATGAACTAGATGCTGCTGATGTAGGAAATGCTGCTGGTAAAGCAACTAGATCTGTTGGAACTGGTGCTAAAAAAGTTGTAGGTGCTGTTGGGTCTGGCATAAAAAACTTTGCCAAAGGTTTTGCAAGTGGTGTTGCTGGTAAAGTTGCACCTGCAAATCCTCAACTCAAGTCTATCAAATCGAGTATTGCAGCACTTAATCCTAAACAACAGGCAGCACTAAGAAAACAACTTGCTAAGAAAGCAGGAGTAGCATAATGCAAACAACAGAATTTAAACAGCGTACCTTGATAACAGAACAAGTAACCTATATATTATGGGAAAGTGCTGGTCGTAAGATTATTGAGGCACAACTTACTCCAGATCAAATTAGTCAATTGTTTACCGATGTTGAGCAAGGTACTAGTGCTGCCGGCGGCAACAGAACAATGGTTGGCAAAGGCAAAGATGCTGCTGGTGCAGTCAACAAAGCTTGGGCCGAGCTAAAGTCTAAAATACAAGATTCAGCTCCGATTAAAAACGTAGACGCTATGTACGATCAAGCTGTTGAAAAACTTAAAGACGCAACCGGCGGCGATGAAGGAATAGACAAGTATATACAAAAATATCGCGCATTTGCTAAAAAACATCCTATGGCGCAAAGTTTTGTTTATGCTGCACTAATTGCTGGCGCAGGTATTAGTGGTGCAGGAGCAGGCGGAGCAGCAGCGTTAGGATTATTCAAGCTAACTGATAAACTACTGCAAGGTGAAAAATTTAGTAGTGCTGCTTACAGTGGCGCCAAGACTGGTGCATTAGCTTACGGCGCAGCCAAACTTGCTGACTATGTTAGAGGCGATACTAAAGTAACAACAACGCAAACTACAACGTCAAGTTCTGTAGGCGGCGGTGAGGCTCCTACTAAGGCTGATTTTTCTAATAAAATTGCTCCAAGCGGACAAGCAAGTGCAATAGATTCTGCTGTAAGCAATATTTCTAATCCATTGAAATTTGGCGGTTCAGCAGCCTTTGATAAAGACGCAATATTAGATATTGCTGCAAAAGCAGGCGATGAATTTGATATTAAAGATAAAGTAATGAATTATCTAATAGATCAGCCACAATATGCTACTGTTGGTAATCCAGGTACGTTTGGTGATCAAATCAATAATCTTATTGATGCTGGGTTGAAAGGAAAAGGTCCTTTTTCTGTATTAGCAAAGACAGCAAGTGAAAGTATTAACTTTAACCCAATTCAAATTGAAACTATTATTGAATGGTGCGATCTAACACCTGCTGTTATGCTAACAGAAGGTCCAATGGATGCAATTAAAAAAGGTGCAAGTGCAGTAGGCGGAGCAGTTAAAAAAGGAGCAGCGGCTGTAGGTGCTAAAGCAGCAAAGGTTGGCAAGAACATGACAACCAAAGTTACTGCTGACAAACTAAACAAAGCATGGATAAAAGCAGGCAAGCCAACTGATAGTGATGCTATTGCAAACATTCTTAGACAGCAAGGTGTAAGTGATCAAGTATTGGCACCAGTATACAAACAAATGGGTGCAAAACTTCCAGCAGCACCTAAAGCAGTTGCGCCAGGAGCAGCACCAGGACAAACAGCAGCACCAGGAGCAAAGCCAGCAGCATCTACTACAATGGACTTTAAAGGTATACAGCAGGCAGTTACAAAATTAAGTCCGCAAGATGCTAAAGCACTTGTTACACATATTGATTCATTAGATAGCAAAACAGCAACGCCTAACACAGCAGCAAAACCTGCACAAGCAAAGGTAGCACCAACATCTAAACCAGCAGCACAAGACGCTACAGCAGCTCCTACGGCACCAGGACAAGCACCAGCAGCGCCTAACAAAAATGCAGCAGCAGGTGACACTTTTGAAAAAGCCAAAGGTGACATCCGTAAAGTACAAGGTGGTCAAAAACCTATGCCACCAAAGACAGCAGCCACTATTGCAAGTGACCTTGCTAAATTAGCAAAAGGTGATAAAGAAAGTGGAGTTGCAGCAGCACAAAAGATTATGACTTTTGCTAAAGCAGGTGTTGATGTTAGCAAGCAACAGCAAGCATGGATTGGAAATGCTAAAGCAGGTGAGAGATTCCTAACACAAAGTGTTTACTTTGAAATTACTAAGATGTTAAAAGAGAATAATTTAAGTTGGAGTGATTTGGGTATGCGTGTACATTTGTTAGAAGGCACTAACAAAATGTTTGGAATTAGTTTAATTTAAAAGAAAGGGAGACCACTTTTCTTAGTAGTCTCCATATTTTCTTTAACAATATCATTAATTAACATTTTATCTTCGTGAGATAAATTGTATGCTTCGTCAATAGTTACTCCGCCGCGCATGTACCAACAGATTTTTAAAAGTTCACTTTTAAGTTGTTTCTGTTCGCCTTCCATGCGCTTGACTTCTTCTAGGATCTCAGGTACGCTCCACGCTAAGATCCTTATGCGAAAAAATTTGATTGATCAAAGGTAATCGGCACTTCCCAAGTTGCAGGAGCACCAGCAGCAATATCTTCGTCACTTGATTTAACAGGCATCGGCGCAACTTGAAACTTAGATTTTTGTATATCTAAGTGATCAGTTATCGAAGTATAAAAGTTTTTATCAGCATTATTAATAAACTCATCAATGTGAGCGATATTAGAAACTACGTCATCGCCAATTGATATCGAAACAATACTTCTTGAAAGTGTAGTAACTGTTAAGTCTGTTAGTTTTTTAAAACTAACATTAAATTTTGCTAGTTTTTCAGTATCGGGAATTTCGTCATTGTTAACAATTGAAAAAATTCTCTGTTCTTCAAAAGTTTTTAAACTAGCGTCGGTAAATTCTTTGTAAGACAACGGACGCAATAATACTTTCATATTTTCTACAGTTATATTATCTTCATACTCAACAGTGACCATTTTATTTAGAATTTGCCTTAGGTCTACGTCAAATTTGCGATCTTCTCCGGTTCCTGGAACCTTTGTAGTAATTTCTAATATATCTCCGTATGTTGCAATTCTTATAGCAACTAATACAGCATCGAGATCAATACTAGGCATGTGCCACGGATTAACAATACTAGGCACACAACTTTTAATCATGTCGACAGTTGCTTGTCCGTTAAGCAATGCATCTGGTGTTTTCATTGACAACTCATCTTTTGCTGTCATTGCATAAACAGGATATTCACCTGTTTCTGGAACAGATAATGCATCAGTAGGATAATATTTTCCTTTGCTTGGCAATGTAATAAACACTTTAGGCTGTCTAAAGTATTTTCTTAATGGATTTTGCTCCATATTTCCCGAAAACTCTTGCGGGTTAAATTCTGACATGTTGTTCTCCGTATAAATACAATGTATAAAGTATGTATCATTTATATTTATGTGCGTAGTTAACTTGGAAAACAAATAGTGGCAGAAAATGTAGATATCGGCAATGTTGGCGGCGATGGTGTAGCAAGCGAAGTAACTCTTGCTCGCTTGACTGCGACTATGGAGTTAATGGCTAAGAAAAAAGGCGTTAATCCTGCTGACATTACTAAGAAGATGCAGCAAGTAATGGATGCATCTTCTAAAGTTATAAAAGAAAATAAAGAAGCTACACAAGATCAAACTAAAGAAGTTGATAAGTCGACAAAGAGTCTAGGAAGGTTTAGTAAAGGACTATTAGGCATAGTAGGTAGCTTTGGCGGCGCTTTGAAGACTTCTGCATTGAACTTAGCTGGTGCGTTTATGACCAGCGAAGGCAAACTAACAGATTTTACAGATCATTTGCCACTTATTGGCGGCGTCCTTAGTCCTCTAGTTGGGCTAATAGATCAAAATGTTGACAGCTTTAGAGCACTTTCAAATGTTGGCGCACAGTTTGGAGATGGTTTAAACGATATTAGAAGAACTGCAACAGAAGCAGGTATGCCATTAAGTCAATTTACACAATTGGTTGGAGAAAATGCAGATCGTATGCGTTACTTTGGTGCAACTACGGCACAAGGCTCTGCAAACTTTGCTAGAATGTCTAAGCAACTCAGAGATGGACCTGGTAGGGCATTTATGAATATGGGTTTTACTGCCATGGAACTTAATGAAGGATTACTTGATTACGCAGAATTTACTGGCACACTAATGAATTCTGAACGTCGAATGAACGGTATGTCTACTAAAGGTGCAACAGATTACTTAGACGTGGTAAACGATCTTGCAAGAGTAACAGGAAAACGCAGAGATCAAATCAAAGAAGAATTAAATGCAGCCGGTGCTGATGCAAGAGCAAGATTAGCAATGAGTCAAATGGACGAAAAGCAAGCTCTTCAATTTGCTGCTGGATTACAAACAGCCGGAAATGCATCAGCAGCAATGAAAGAAGCTATGATTGATATGTCAGACGGTGTTGCTAATAATCCGATGACAGCTCAGCTTAGTGCAATGAGTGAAGAATTTAGAACTCGCGCAGCTGATTTTAAAAATATGGACGCAGGCGAACAAAATAATTTCCTAGCAGCCGTTAAACGAGATATAGATGCAAGAGCCGAACAGATGGGCGATACTACTGTACAAGGTTTGATAGGCGTCGGCGGCGTTATGGGCGATGTTTTTCAAGCGGCTGCTGATATGAGAACAATGGTGTTTAAAGATTCCGACGCTCTTGCAGCTGATGCAGCAGCAGCAGCCAAGCAGTCGCAAATTGACGGTGGCATACTCCAATTTAGTGAAACATTAAATAAAATAAGATCTAACTTTATGGCTGTATTAACTGATGAAATACACGGACCAGATGGCAACAAAGAATCAATCTTAGGAATGTTCACAGAAGGAATATCCGCAGCAGGCGAATCTTTAATGAAATTTATCGAAACTGATGGATTTGCTCTTATAACATCTGCCTTAACAGATTTAGCAACGGTCTTCTCAACATTTATGCAAGATATTAAAGATTTTGGATTTATTTCTGCATTGTTTGGAGGGGAAAAAGAAGTACCAGGAGGTCCTGGAGGTTCGCAAACTGTTGAAACTAAAGGGTTGTTTGGAAATCTATTCAGTACAATTGGCGACGAAGACGGTCCAATTATGAAAATGTTCAACAACGTAATGGACGTTGTAGTGGAAAAAGTTATACCTCCACTAACGCAAGTTTTAATCGATGCAGTTTCTGCAATGTGGGACGGAATCAAAAGCGGCTTTAATATTAGCTGGGATGATATTTTCATTGGAGGTATAGCAGGTCTTGGTTTATTAATTGCTGCTCCGATTATCGGCATACCTGGTGCACTTGCTGCGGCTGTTATAGCAGTTATTGGATACGATAAATTAGTAGAAAGTCTTGGAGTAGTATGGGATTCAATCACAGGAGTATGGACTGGCATTACAACTTGGTGGGACAATTTAGACTTTATGACTCCGATAAGTGATGCATGGGATGCTATAACAGGATTCTTTGATTTCGGCGAAGAAGGATTTAGTATATCTGCGCTATTTGGTAAAGCATGGGACACTGTAACTGGATTCTTTAGCTTTGGCGAAGGCGAAGCAGCATATTCAATTTCAGGCATTGCTTCTGGTGCATGGGAAACTGTAAAAGGCTGGTTTAGCTTTGACAATTTTGAATTTCCAAGTATAACTGGTTTGTTTGATAACGTTTGGGAAAAACTTACAGGATTCTTTGACTTTGATTTTGAGCTACCTAGTTTTAAATCATTCCTACCAGCATGGATGGGCGGCAGCGACGAGTCTACCGATATAACAGTAGATGCTAGTCCAGCTGCTGATGGTGCAAACGCACTAATGGATACACAAACTGCGATGGCAAGTTTTGCAAATATAGAAGGTTTAGAAAATAATCTTAATGCAATTAAAAATGGACTTGACATAGACGGAGTTACCAGTTATACTGAAGCTATGAAGCAGTTAGTTGCAGTTCTTGAAGAGTTAAATGCCGAACTTAATAAAGATAATTACACAGGCTACGGCAACGGAACTAATGCAGGAACAGTAGTTGATAAAATGCAAACAATCGGAAGCGGCGGCGGCGGATCGAATGAAGAGTTAAATAACACTATGCAACAAGTATTAGCAGTTTTATCTTCTATTAGAACTGGCACTGATCTCACAGCCAATAATACTAGAAATATAGTTGGAAGTAATTTAGCACGTAGTAGTGTAAGTAATATTGGTTAAAGACAAGAGGAAAAATACATGAGTTGGAAAAAACATTTTACACCAGTGGCAACAGGTGATAATCAAAGCGGAAGCTACAGTCCATTTTCAAGCCGTGGCAACGGCAATATGGCTGGTCCTGCTCGTTCCAACTATAGCTCATACTTGCCTGATGTATATGTAGGTTCGCCAAACAGAGTTGAACGCTACGGTCAATATAACACAATGGATCAAGACAGTGAAGTTAATGCTGCCCTTGATATCCTTGCTGAGTTTTGTACACAGAAAAACGGAGCAAACAACACACCTTTCCTTGTAGACTATCGCGGCGAGAAAGCAACCAACAGTGAAATTAATATTATCGGGCAGTATCTACAACAGTGGAATAAACTGCAAAGTTTTGAAACAAAGATATTTAGAATACTACGTAACGTATTTAAAATGGGAGATCAATTTTTCCTAAGAGATCCAGAAACTAAAAAATGGTTTCATGTTGATCCTGCAAACGTCACTCGTATCATTGTAAATGAATCAGAAGGTAAGACTCCTGAGCAGTATGTTATTAAGAATGTAAACTTTAACTTTAAAGACGGCATTGCAACAACACCATATGTAAACAACGGTAATATGAGTCCTGCAGGCGGCGGACAATATCAATCATCTAGTTCTGCAGGCGGTGCAAAAGGCATGTTAGGGCCAACCGGCGGCATGAGTGGAAGTCGCTTTAGTACTGACGATTCAGAATTTACTGTAGATGCAGAACATGTTGTACATTTAAGTTTATCAGAAGGATTAGACAACAACTATCCGTTTGGTAATAGTTTACTTGAAACTATCTTTAAAGTATACAAGCAAAAAGAATTATTAGAAGACGCAATTATTATATATCGTGTACAACGTGCTCCAGAGCGCAGAGTATTCTACGTTGATGTGGGCAACATGCCATCACACCTTGCTATGCAGTTTGTGGAGCGTGTTAAGACGGAAATACACCAGAGACGAATCCCATCGTCGACAGGGGGTGGTGCTAATGTTATAGACAGTTCATACAATCCTTTGTCAATCAACGAAGACTACTTCTTTCCGCAAACTGCTGAAGGACGCGGTTCTAAAGTTGAAACACTTCCTGGCGGTACTAACCTTGGAGAAATTGATGACCTTAGATATTTTACTAATAAGCTCGTACGTGGTTTACGAATCCCTAGCAGCTATCTACCAACCGGGGCTGACGACAGTGCTTCTCAATACAATGACGGACGAGTCGGCACAGCCTACATACAAGAACTAAGGTTTAACACTTATTGCGAAAGACTACAAAACTTAATTGTTGAAGAGTTTGATACAGAGTTTAAACGTTACTTGTTAGAAAAAGGTGTAAACATTGATACTGCAATGTTTGATCTTAAATTCCAACCACCACAGAACTTTGCAAGTTACAGACAAGCTGAGATTGATAATGCTCGTGTACCAACATACACGCAAATGAGTGCTATTCCTTATATGTCTAATAGATTTGCAATGAAACGATTCTTGGGTATGAGTGACGAAGAGATTGCAGAGAACGAACGTATGTGGCGAGAAGAGAATGAAGACAATCTAGAGCCAATGCCAGGCGATGCAAGTGCAGAAATGCGTGACGCAGGTATTAGTAGTGCAGGCATTGGAGCAGACTTGGGTGGTATAGAAGACGACGCTCCGGAAGGACTTGGCGGCGAAGACGGCGGTGATACTACAGCGCCTGATACGGTTACTGGAGACACACTCGGTGCTCCGGCAGCAGGAACTGAGCAAACGATATAAATACAATATGATACTAAGAGAATTATTTTATCACGACCGTGAAACTGTTGAATTTGTAGACGATAAACGCTACGAAGCAGACTATGACGATTCGCCTATGCAAAAAGACGATACTCGTAAAACAAGATTGACTCTTAGTCAAATCAATCGTATCCGCAAAGCATCTGAGCTACATACAGAAGAGAAGCGTGAGGAACAAGAGTTCGTCAAACAAATGTATGGTATAGCAGCAAACGCAGAGGCAGGCGGAGTATAACTATTGACTAAAACAGCTTTTGTGCTAGGTAATGGCACTAGTCGTAAATCAATTAACCTAGAACAACTAAAAACTAAAGGAACTGTATATGGCTGCAATGCACTATATAGAGAGTTTGAACCTGATTACTTAGTTGCAGTTGATACAAAAATGATTCTTGAAATTAACAAAGCAGGATATCAGCACGGACATAGTGTATGGACTAACGCCAATCGGTCTTACCATCAAATGAATGGATTTAATTTTTTTAATCCGTCAAAGGGGTGGAGTAGCGGTCCTACAGCATTATGGCTTGCAAGTACACATAATACAACTGATATCTATATACTAGGATTTGATTATCAAGGTATAGATGATAAAATAAACAATATATATGCCGGAACGCCTAATTATAAAAAAACTTACGAGCGTGCAACGTTTCACGGTAATTGGCTTAAACAAACTATGATTACTTGTCAAAAAT